GAGTTACGCAGGGCGGCGGGGCCGCCCCACGTAAGTCGTTGAGGCTTAGGGACTTATGAGGACATGATGTCCTCCTCCCAATCGGGATACGCCTCAACCGCCTCGGCGCGGGAAGCGAACACCAGCGGGTGACCGTAGGGGGCATCATGGCGGTCCTCGCCACACCAGAGGAGGCAAAAGCCAGCGTGAATGCGGCTCGGGCGAATCACCATGAAAAACGGGCGGGTGCGAGGGGTAGTATCAGTTGCTGTCATGTGGGTATAGTAGCAGAGTTGCGGCTAACCGCAAGCCCTAAATGCGTTTTTTATTTGTTTTTTTTACCTGCGTAAGTCACTAAGTATCAAGGAGTTACGCATGGCGGCGGGGCCGCCGCCCGTAACTCGTTGAGTGTCAACGAGTTACGGTGTCAAGCTTTTTTTTACTCGGCCCACTCCTCAAGTTCGCCTCGGTCACCTACGTGATTGCGCCACCCTACGGGGAGACGCTTGGCGGGTTCCCAGCGAGCCTCGGAGGCTGACCAAGGCTCTTGTCCCTTGGTGGCATCTGCCAGCTCGGGATACGTCTCAATCGCTTCCTCACGGGAGGCGAAGCCACTCACCATAGCAGCGACCTGACGCTCACCGATTGAGAGGGCGAGCTGCTCGCTCGCAGTGCCGCCCACAAGCCACCGCCGTGTCGGGTCGGGGTAGGTAGCGGCAGTCACCACGTAGTATTTGTCGGTCGGGCGGATCATGATGTCTTCCTGAGTCATGCGGATATTATAGCTGATTTTAGCGTGGGCACAAGCCCTAATCGCATTTTTTTCTCTTTTTTTTTAGCGCCTACAGCTCGATCCTCTCGCCATCCTCGTCGATCTTAGCGACTATGTCGTCCTCGTGGACTGGCATCCCGAAGGGATACTCCTCCATGCCACAGATGGCGTCACAGAGAATGTAAACGTGGCCCTCTGGGCAGTCATCCTCGTGAATCTCAGGGTCGTGAAGGGTCACCTCACCCTCGTATTCAACGAACATTTCTTTGCCAGTGAGGGGACTCTTGCCAACGGAGTAGTTGAACACTACGGTGTCGCAGTCGTTGAGGAAGTCGATGGTGGTTCTGTAGGTGGTCTTGATCTTAGTCATGCAAGCATTATAGCCGAAAAAACTGATGGCGCAAGCATAATTGCACAAAAAAAAACATTTTTTTGCCGCGCTGTCACCCTACCCGATTTCTGAAAAAATTAGGCACACAATATGTTGTAGTTTGCGCGGGGGAGTCCTTTATCAATTTATCATCCCCCATTTCTTGGAACGTGGTGAGCTGTGGAGGTTGTTGCTTTTGTTGTTTAAAAAAAATAGAAAGCCCATATAATTAAAAAGTGTTAGATGTTATAACAAGGTATGTGCCATTAGTGGCTGGGATAATGTATACAGTTGTTGGCGCGGCGTATTTTGCGAAGAAGGATTATGGTTGGGGCGTGATATGGGTATCGTATGCTACGGCTAATTTTGCGTTAATGGTAGTGGGCAACCAGTAAAAAGAGTGTAATATGAGAAAATGAGTCTCTCTTACGCTAATACCCCCGTATACATTGGTCAGATAAACACAAGTGCTGTTAATACTGGGTTTACTGGGTCGATAGATTACATACCCGCGACAAATAGTGATGTATCATTCAATACTAATCTTACCCCCAAGAGGAACTTGGGTATAGATGTCAGTCCTACAGATCAGCTTAATGTTGGAGGTGCGTTGACTGCGAACATAACAATCAACTCTTTGCTTCATCCTAATTTAGAAGAGGGTTTTAGATACTTAAGTGGAACGGCCACGGCACAGGATTCGTTTGTGCCCATCCAGATTGGAGAAAATTTATATAAAAAATGCTACCCGCAAAATATAAACGTCAGTATTGAACCATATCAACCCGCAAAAATAAGTGCGAGTTTCATTAGTTTAGATCCACCAACTGGCACAAAACTATCTGGTGATAGTAGAGCAATAGCTCAAACGGAATTAATCCCTATTAGTGGTGATAGTTTAGTTTATGGTCATACCTGTTCTGTTATAAACGCTGATGATGTGGTCGGCAATGTGCAATCACAAATTAGTTTCTCTAGAGATTATAGTCGCACGCCAGTTTATGGTATTGGCTCACCTGCCCCGACAAGTATGTTACTCGACGGTATAGAGGAACAAATGTCAATAACCTCTACTGGCTTGCAAAACTTTGTTAACTTAAGCGGCGATATCTTAAGCGCTAAGATACAAGTTTTGATAAAGGATGTAGATAGTAGTATGAACGATTTGATGAATAAACTCGTTAATATGCCTGTAGGATCTAGAGTGGTTTCACAAGGAGCTAATGTTTCAGAGGGCGATACAGTATCAACTACAGCCACATTAAAAAATATTAAACTGTAATTTACGTGTAATTATATTAAATGCCACGTAAAAACACCTCTAATATAGAGTTGACGCCGCACTTTCATCACAGTGTAAAATTTAAAGAGCGAGCTTTTAAATTCACAACTCGTCAAAAGAAATTTTTATCTACATTACTAGATCCTAGCGTCCAAATCTTTTTTGTTTCTGGTCCAGCAGGTTCAAGTAAAACCTATATGTCTTTATATGGTTGTTTGCGTCTTTTAGCAGAGAATCCAGAAAAAGAATTGTTATACGTGAGAAGTATAGCGGAAAGTGCGGATAAAGGGTTGGGAAGCTTACCAGGAGATATAACAGATAAGTTTGATCCATTTTTGATGCCTTTGTATGATAAGTTAGATGAAATAATTTTCGAAGGTGATACTGCCTTCTTAAAACAAGAAGGGCGTATATCTGCCGTGCCAATAAACTTCCTGAGAGGTGCTAACTGGAATCAAAAGCTAATCGTAGCTGACGAAGCTCAGAATTTTACTTTCAAAGAATTAACGACATTGATAACGCGAATTGGAGAAGATAGCAAGTTAATTATTTGTGGAGATTTCATGCAGAGTGATATCAATGGTAAAACGGGTTTTTCTGAAATGTTTGATATTTTCAAAGATGACGAGTCTTCTAATAATGGTATACATTGCTTTAAGTTTAATAAATCAGATATTGTTCGAAGTAAAATTTTAAAGTTTATCATATCTAAATTAGAAAGTTATAAAAAAGTGTAAACTATATATGTAACAAGATTACACAGTCAACGCGAAAGCGGCGAACAGCTTACTTAGGACTTAACAGTCTTGTTTTAATTGAAAAAAGTTAATTAAAATCTATAAATATATAGTGATGAGCCATTTATTTTGTCATAGTTGCGGTAACAAAATGTCTTACGGTCTTGCAAAACCAAATTTTTGCAACAAATGTGGACAACAACTTAACCAAAGCGTCTCTGTTAATACAGCAGGTGCAGATTCTACAGTAAAAAAATCTGTAAAGCTATCTGATGATGAGACAGACGCAGATTCTGTGCCTAATATCAGTCGTTTACAGGTAGAAATACAGCATGACGGTGATTTAAGAACTATAGGCTCATTGATTGGCGAAGAAAGCGCCGAACCTAAAGAGACAATAAAAAGATCTCGTTCAATTGATGAGTTTATTGATGAAAAGAAAAAAGAAAGGTGAGTATACCTATGAAGATTTTTCTGACATCATAGACGCAGCTATAAAACGGCAACAGTTTAAGTGGAGGTTAAATGCTGTCAAATGGTTCGACTTTGAGGATGTAGAACAAATCATAAAGCTTCACATTTCAAAGAAGTGGCACATGTGGGATCAAGAGCGCCCACTAGAGCCGTGGATAGGTAGAATCATATCTAATCAACTACGTAACCTTATAAGGAATCACTATGGCAACTATGTAAGGCCATGTGCTAATTGTAAGTTTGCTGTAGGAGAGGGGTGCTCGCTTACGAGAACAGAGAAGCAAGATTCAACATGCACTCTTTATGCAAAATGGGAAAAAAGCAAGAAATCAGGCTTAGAGCTTAAGACTCCTTTATCAACAGAGGATTTTGTCCAAGAGGTAGAAGGAAGGCAATATGAGGGTTTTGATTTCGAAGCTTCTTTGAAAAAATTAGATTCCTATATGAAGGTTGAATTAACAGAAATTCATTATCGTGCTTATAGGATGTTATACTTTGAATCAAAGACGGAGGAGGATGTAGCTAGGTTCATGGGATATAAGTTATCGGCTCAAAAAAAGAAATTAGGTTACAGACAAGTTAAAAACTTAAAAAAGAAGTTCTTACAGGTGGCTATAGAAATAATAAATAGACAAGATATTATAAGTGATGGATCTAACGAGTGAACAAAAAGATTTTCTAAAAGAGAACGCTCATAAGATTCAAAATCTAATAGAGCTTACTAGAAAATGTTTTGACGATGACAGTTTAGACGGAAGATCTAAACAAGGTCGAGCTGTAAGAAAATACTTAGTAGAAAACGCTATAGATTATAAAACTCGATGTAGACAGCCAGCAGAGGTGATTGAGTTCAGTAGAGAGCAAGAAGAATTTATTTTAAAGCAAGCAGAGGAAGGATTGTCATCTTTACAGATAGCACAGATAGTTTTCCCAGATAAATCAGTCAGACCACTCAGTGCGGAGCAGAGAGCTGTATTGGCTAAGATAAGAGAGGTCAACCCCGACATATTACCATCTCAAGATAGTGGAGCATTACATTCATACATTTCACCGAAGTCTCCGTCACGAATCATTAAAAAAATCAATGATTCCACAGGTCTAGGTCTTGAAGAGGCTAGACTCAACAGACAGAAGCAAGTTTGTGTCGAAAAACTCGGCACTAACCTTTCCAACTCAAGATTTTTGAAAATTATTAATAATTATCTCAACGAAGAGGATCGAGTGCTATTTGAACATGAATTCATACGTTTGACTTGGGATAAGCCTGATTTAACGGCTGATGAGATTAATTTGTATTTAAATGTTTGTAAGGAGGTAATTAACCTTGAAGTTATTAGCGCTCACTTAAACAAACTTAATAGTATGTTTGACGAAGCTGATGAACAACAGGAGATGTCTATACGGTTAGCAGAAATTATAAAGACAAAGAGTTCTGAGTATCATCAGTGTGAGACTAGGATAGAAAACCTCACCAAAAAGTTACAAGGTGATCGGGGTGAGAGGATGAAGAAGATGCAAAAAGAAAATGCATCTATCTTATCTGTTGTTCAATTATTTCAAGAGGAAGAAGAGCGAGCCAACATGGTTCGCATTGCAGAGATGCAAAAAGCAGCGGTGAAAACAGAAGCAGAACGATTAGAGGGTATGGCTGAGTGGAAGGCTAGAGTTTTAGGTATTGGTCAAGAAGATGTCTTATAATTGTAAAGAATGTGATGAGTCCTTTGATTCTCTTAGAAGTTTACACGCTCACATCAAGAAGCATGGTAAATACTTAGGGGATTACTATGTGGAGCATTATCAAAGAAAAGACAAACTGACGGGAGATCTGATCCCGTTTAAAAAATACGATCAGTATTTCGCTACTGACTTTATCAACAAGCGGAACATGAAGAAATGGTGCGTAACTGCACCCCGTGCAGAGGTAAAAGAATTTATAATAACAAAGCTCAAAGAAAAAATACAAGCCAAGGGCATGTCGGGTGGACCGCCCTCGCTTTATCTACAAACTTCTAAATTGCCCGATGTAGACAGCTACAAAGATGTCTTTGGTAGTTACCACGAAGCTTGCACCCAATTTGGTATGTTGCCTATGCTCGGCAAGCAACTACCAAGTAATTTTTATGACGATTACTCACAAACGCCTATTTTAATTGATACTAGAGAGCAAAAGCCTTTGCATTTCGATAACAGTGAGTTTTTAAAATTAGATGTAGGTGATTACGGAGTTGGAGGTAATTTATATGACTATACATTCGTGGATAGGAAATCTTACCAGGATTTTTGTGCAACGATCACAAATGGATACAATAGATTTGTCAAAGAGCTAGATAGGTGCAGGTCCATAGGTTGCTACTTATTTATTGTGGTGGAAACAGCTTTTGACGATATGTGGGGTGAGAATCAGAGGGGCTACAAAAAATTTAATTTAGAATATGTGTTTCATAGAATGCGTGAAATACAAGCAGAGTATACAGACTGCTCACAAATTGTATTCAGTGGGTCTAGACAGAAGAGTGAAGAGTTAATTCCTAAAATTCTTGTTTTGGGTAAAGACCTTTGGGAAGTAGATATTCAATACTTCTGGAATCAACAACTAAAGAAAGATGGCTTGGCAAGAAGGCAAACAAAAACTAAACCGAGAGTTCAAGGATATAAATCAGCTAATTCTAGAAAAAGAGGGATATTTAGAAGA